CTTGCTGCCGGAGTATTCTTTCTCCACAACCGTATTCTGATTGGCTGTAGAGAGAGCAGTAAAGGTGGAGCCCACGACATCGGAGTATGTTACATTGTCGTCCGATTCCTCAAGATGGATTGACACGCTGCCTGTTACGGCTCCCGCTGTGGCGTTTACAACCACTCTGTTACCCATCACGTCAACGCCTGTGCCTGTAGAGTCGCCTGACGAATAAGAGGCAATGTTTATTGTTGGCGTTTCGGTGACAGCGTCGCCTATCGTCCCGGAGTCAATGCGCAGATGTTTTTTTATTTCATCCACGCTGACCGGTTCCTCTGTTGGTTCTGTTTTGATTTTTAGCGTAAATCTATCGGGAAACATACTATCACCTTCTTTTCGCCGTACTCTTTGCTGGAGTTCTTGTCGGGCTCTTTGCAGCCGGTTTAGGCATTACCGCTGTTTCGGGAGGCTTGACAACCGCTGATTCAATTTTCCTTTCAGGGATAATTTCAATCAGATCCGCACTTCCGGATTCAACCAATTGCCTTCCAAGTTCATCCGGTAAAGTCACGGTATCGCCTATCCGGTTATTTCCATCCGGTCTCGCCCACTTTGTTTTCATTCTGACTTTATACATTTTTATCCACCTACCAATACATGAAATATTCCCGAACCCGTGTTGTCGCCTGTGCTGGATGAGGTTGTAACCTCAAATTTTATCCGCTCCATTGCCATGGCCACCCTGTCTTTGACTCTTCCGGTTTCCATTGTTGATGTAGAGTCATATATGTTGTAATCGCCCGTAGCGTTGCACACGTCCACCCTTGGATAATACGTTTTGTTAACCCCCGTACTTACAAAGTCCGGCAATTCGCCCAATATCGGCAATCCTGTGACCTCGCCGCTCACGTTAAGATGACAGGTAGTGGACAAGGTACCGTGGATATATCTAATGGAGTGTATCAAGCCGTTTACCGGCTCGCTTGTACATGCTGTCGCCGTTCCTGCCGTGGATGTGTCCATGGTTAAGGTCACGACATGCCGTGTAAAGTATGCCATACAATCACCTGCTTTCTAAAAGAGAAGGGAGCCTGCTTAGGTTCCTGTTCGACCATTTTTCCAATTGTGCGGTAACTATGTTATCAAATCGTCCAGATTTAAAACATTTGTTGCTCCCGTTGCATCAATATTTAAAACATCATTCTGTGCAAGCAATACCTTATCGCATTTTGCCAAGGCTATAGACAATGCAGGAGCGTAAACACGCTTAATTTCAACGTTTTTAGCGTAATATTCATCAGCACCGACTACGTTAAAAAACTTATTGCTGTTCGTCTGTCCAGTAATATTAACCTCAAAGTTTTCAATGCTGACATTCTCTATATCATTGCTTACTGCGCCTTGCGTCAGCCGTAACCGTATTATGTCGGAATACATATCAAGTGTGCTTTCAATATATACATTCTTCATGGATAGATTTTTTGTTTTGGTAAACGACAACACCCTACCTTGGGGATTATATATCTTAATGTTTTCAATCTTAATGTTACGGTAATAGTCGTTGCCTACTGAATGCATACCGATTGGCCTATAAATAATACTATTTGTATTATCAGGATTAGGGCGAAATACTACATTTGTAATCTCAACATTAACAGAAGGATCAGTTTCTGTGCCAAACCCCAAACCTGTCCCCATATCAATCTGTATCATGTCATGGTCTGTATACATTGTTGTTTCACCGTCAAGATAGCTATAATCAGCTTCCTGTGTTGGCCTAAATGCTGGTGGCAAGTGCATCCCAACGACATCAACATTGTCTATGGTAATGCGCTTACAACCTGATATGTCAAATAAGTGTCCATTTGCTGAACAGTCAATAAGTTTAATGTTTTTTATTGAGAGTAACGATAATTGACAAGCCTCTATGCAAACTGCACTATCATTACCAGTATCAGCCGATGTATAACCTGATATTATTGTACCGCCTTCAATTTCAAAACTCCCAAGATTATAATCATTGCCTGTTGCAGCAATAGCTCTATTACTAATGAATGCAAATGACCCACCAAAATCCAATATTGCGTTTTTGCTTAAAACAATCTTGGTATTTCCACTATAACTAAGAGTTGCATCATCTAAATTATACGTCCCATCTGGAACATATATAATTATCATGCCATATGTGCTTGCAAGATTTAAAGCACTTTGAAATATAGTGGTGTCAAGCGTTTCTCCATCCCCTTTTGCTCCAAGTTGCTTAATATCAATAATGTATGGAAGTTTATTAATCTTTCCAGAAAGAGAACTGTCTAATACTATTTCTGGTAATATAGCGGTATAAGTATAATAAGGCACAAATGAAACAGCCGTGCTACTTTCGGCAATTATAACTTCAAGATTAACAACATCACTTGGAGCAATTAAATCTGTGGCAACATTAGTCTGTAAATTTAATCGTCCATAAGTTATATTTGCATTTTCTGTAGGTACGAACGTTGCATTATTAAGAATAGTTTGTGAGCTAATAAATGTATCGCTTACATCGAACCAATCCACACGCATTGTCCCGATATTATAAGCCGTTAATTGCGCGCTACTTATTGTAAAATAGTACGTTTCTCCTTGTGATAACAATAATGGGTCTGATGTTATTGAATATACGGCTGTATTGTTATAACGTCCCTGTTTCCAAAAATCTGTGGCTTCATCTATTAAATTAATGCTTCTTGTAGCTAAAAAAGTATTTCTTAATGCAACGCTCAAATCAGCCACGCCAGACGATTGATACTGAATACCTGTATCTGTCCATGCCGAACCATTCCAGTAATATAAATTACCATTTGCGATAACCACATACACTCCATCGTCACCAGTTGGCAACGCTGAATTTAAAGCATCTGCTGTAGCTTTTGCACCTTTTGGTCCCGCTTTTATTGCTGACATTTGGTTCGAACATTCTGCCAAGGCTGCGGTATTACTTGTTAAAGTTGCAGCATTTTTGGGTATTAACATATTATTTAATGCTCTGCTCATGCCGTTACCTCCCACCATCCACTTGTTGTTGCTGGATTTGTATTTGCGGCACTATATACGGAAATTGTTCCTGTGTCGAGTTCTCTAAATGCGCTTCCTGCGCCCAAAGTGTCATTTCCAGGCCCAACTACTGGTTTTGTATCAGTTGACGTTCCTTGTATTTCCCATACATAACCTGATAATGCCGTTCCTATATATTCAATTGCCATATAATCATCTCCCCACAAAAATATTATTTAAAAGAAAGGGAGCCGAAGCCCCCTATGATAACGCTATGCTGGTTGACATTTTGCCAAGTACGCGCCATACTGCGGTTGATTCCGCTATCAGATTAACGCTGCCGGCTTGATATGCTGTGCCTGTCAATGTTGCCCCTGCGGTTGAGCTGGACGCTTCTATGATTAAGCATCCGGTTGATTTTATCGTTACCGCCGCATTGACGGATGTCGAAGTCGTACCGTTGCCAATCAATACAGTCTTTTGCACGTTTGCAACTCCGGGCCCTAATACGAAGGTCGAAGCCACAATAACAGGCGAAATATAAGTCATGCCGTAATTCGTCAAGGTCTCGCCGTCGTTTGCTGAACTTAAATTCTCGTATTGCTGGACTACTTTCCCTGCGGAGTTGATGTACTCTGTCCCGCCTATTTTCAAGACTCCCCCGGATTCTATGTCCTGCGAACATCCGGTGGGTATTACAAGTTGTTTGCCGCCCATACGCTTATGGACTACATTCTGATAACTAACATCTGCTGCCATCTTTCATCATCCTTTCTCAATGACGTCTATCGCGTCCCTAATGAGATAAGGCGGTTTTTAAGCCGCCCTTACCTTAAACTGTGCCGCTGGAACTTACGTTAAGTTCACTGGCTGTAACGTCGCTAGACTGACTTACAGGCAGCGCCCTTGCGCCGTACTGCATCGCCAATACGCTGTATACCGATTCAGTGGCAGCCACAACCACGGGTCTTACATACCGCTCAATCGGTTTGTAAAAGTCCGACGCTACCATGGTTCTACCGGTTGACGTTGAGATTATGGATGTGCCTGTCTGGTCAACCATGTCGCTCATGCCGCTGGAAGAGCCGCATTCGATGTGCATCGTTATGTTTGTGCTCCCGGAGGTTCCAACCTGCAAGGCAAATATAACACCTTCGTAGCCCTGCATGTCAACCGCAATTGACGTGCTGGAAGTTTCGCTGTTGTACTGAATGGGGTAAGACAGTTTAACATTTTTGATAAGATTCATATTATTCACCTCTTCCTTAAGCTAATGTAACGCGCCGGAAAGCCTCACCCAATACAGGCATTCCGTCGCATTCAAGTCTACCGATAAAGCCTACCTGTGCCGTCTCTGCGTACAATTCATCCAACCTCTGGATTTGCATATCAAGCGCATCTGCTATCCAGTATTTGGTAAAGTCGCCTATGATTCCGACGTAGGAACCGGATGTAAATGTATTCGGCGCATATTCGGACATGAGATACGGTATCTCAAGTATCCTGTCGGGCGTACCTGCGCTTATGCCGGGCTGCCAAATATAGTCGCCTTCGCCGGTTTTTAGCTTGCGAATCTGCTTGACAGCGTCCCTGTGGAATAGCCATCTTGCAGCGCCCCAATACTGGCCTTTGAGAGCGTATTTGGCCTCAATCAGTCCGTCAGTCTGAATTGAAGTTGAAGTGTTGCCGGTCGATATGTCGTATGTGGTTGAAATGCCGTTGTTTGAGGCTGTGAACACGCCAAGAGGCTGGTTCGTTCCGGAACCAGTCATGAACGCGGTTTCCTCAACAATTGCGAACTTTCCCGATAAAGCTTCTCTTACAAGTTCCTCCGCGCCAAAAACGGCCTGTCTCAACAGCTTCTGAGATACTTTTATCCTTTTTGCCAATGGATGAGGGTAAAAAATTCTTTTGCCAAACGACATTGTTGAATCTTCGTCGCCCGTCAAAATCTCAGATGTCCATACGGGGTCTGACGGATCGTTGTCAAGGGTAGGAACGCCAAGGCTGGCAGCGTTTGGCACGGGAATTACTCTTGCCAACCGTCTTATGACAACAGCATCGTCTACAGCCTTTAACAGTTCATTGACAAACTGCTCAGGCGATACGATAAATCCTCCGTAAATGTCCTGGTCTGCCGCAAGCGCTCTGTACTCCTGCGGTGAAACGCCTTTCAGCCCGCCGCGCAGGAAGCCCGTGAATGCACTTCTATATTCCTCTGTGGCAAACTTGCTCTTTGCCTCAGGCTTCGGCTGGTCGATTGGCGCCGGGGGTACAATCTGAGGCACAGGCTCTTTCAACCTCTGCTCAAGAGTCTGAAGCTTTTCTTCTCTCTCGATTTCTGCCGTTCTTTTGTCAACGTCAGCCATCAGTGCTTCATACTGTGTCGTTTCCTCGCCCGTCAGTTCTCTTTTGCCAACTTCGGCCTTATCGAGTAATTCTCTGGCCTGTGTGACAAGGGTAAAACGTTCCCTTTTCATTTTGTTAATATCCATTTTTCATCATATCCTTTCGCATAAAAAATACCGCTCATTGGCGGTTTAGAAGCATTTTGTAACTAATTCCAATCGCTTACGGAGAATTGCCAAGCGTCCCGCTTGTAGTTCCTCGTCTTTTCCGCCTTCCGTCCCGTCCGGTGGTGCAGGAATGTAGCCCCTCAATACTTCAATACTGGCATTTATTAAATCAAGGTCTTTCCGTTGCATTGGAAAACCTTGCTTTGCCCTGCAAATCATGTCCGACAGTGAATCATAGTCAATTCCTGACTGTGAGAATATATCTCTGACCTTTGCATCAGTGGTTGGATACGCCGGGAAGGTCACCACGGACACGTCAAATAACGGATCAATCTGTTTTATGGTTCTGACAGGCAGCTCGCCTTTCTTTTCCTCCCACTCTTCATCAATTACCATGAAGGCAAAGGACATTTGATTTAGGTCGCCTCGCTCCATTGGAGTTAAAACCATGTCCCGAATCAGCTGCGTATCAGGCGGATTGATTTCTACGGCAAGCCCTGTGTCATCTTCCGCAAGAGACAAGGTGCCGCTTGTGTTCCTCCCAAGTATCCAGTTTGAATCGTGATTGAATAGGGCGCGCACATCTGACGTTTTCAGCGTTTTCTTGAATGCGCCCGGTGCAATTTTCTCACGGTAGTACCACATGTCCGTCAAAGTCTCAAATACTGCCGCATGGCCTGTTATAACCGGTGCGTTTGAATCGCCGCGCTTTTCAACCTTGATTTCTGACAAGTTAAAAATCCTTTTTTCCATTTGCTTACTCATTTTCGCTCATCTCCTTCCATAAAAGGTCAATCTGTTCTATTTCAAGTTCTCTGCCCTCTAAAACATTGCTCAAGGCTCGTTTGCAGTGATTTTTTGAGAAATTGCCGCACATTTCACGGGCTTTTTCCTCTGAAATTGGCTGGTTTTCGGCTTCAAAATAGCTTAAAATCACGGGTAAAAGGTTCTTTTCCATGTACTCAGGCGGGCTTATGTAGTATTCATTGGCCCAATCAGTGAAGTTTTCACGCCTGATTTCGCGCTGAATATCAGCATTTTCACGCTTATAAATGCGTGTCAGCGCATCAAAAAAGAGCCTTTCATAAGCTCTTTTAAGTGAATTTTGCTGGTTTCCGGGCGTTTTTTGGTTGCCTCCGGGGTTTTCAGCAAGATATTCAAGCGATTGCATGTTTGTTTCAACAATATGCAGTTCTCCAACCTTGCCGCCTAATGGGTTTTTGTTTTCAATTTCACACCAGTCGTCAGCATTGATGACTCCGTTCCTGCGCTGTATCTGTAAGCCTTCCTGGCGGCTTTTGAAGTCGCCTCTTAACAGTCCGTCAACAAGATATTCAACGAAATATTGCTCCATGTCCTCTTCTGGTATCAAACTCATGTTCTGCGATTGCTCCCACCTGACGAGCCAAGGCCTGAGGGTATAGATTACGAACTCTATCGCCTGTTCTTCTATGTTATTATTGGTAGATTTTGTTAAATCTCCAACTAAATGGGGTTGCACTCCGTAGAATCTTGCAATTTCCGTCACCTGAAACTGTCGTGTTTCAAGGAATTGCGAATCTTCCGGAGGAATGCCGATATTCTTTATATCCATGCCCTCTTCAAGCAACATGAGCCTGTGAGACTTTCCAAGCCCTCCATAAGCGTCTATCAGATACTTGCGTAAGTCCTCTATGTCCTGTTGATTGTCAAGCTGTGGAGCTTCAAGCGGCCTTGTGATTACCGCCCCGGGATGTGTTCCGCTGCCAAAGTATCTCGCTCCAAACTCCTCCGTAGCCAGTGAAAGCCCTATTGCTTCACGTGCCATTGATATGGGAGAATAGCCTTTTAAGCCGTCAAAGCCCATGCCGGGGATGTGGAGAACCCTGTCTTTAGGCAATTTGTATTCCTGCCCGTCGATTTGCGTTATGTAGGACAATTCACCTGTTTTCTTGTCTCTCTCCGGTCTGGTCTTGTCAGGTCTTAAAGGCCATAACGCTATTGGATAGCCTCTGTTGTCTCTCTCGATTTCCGAATAACAGTTGCCCCATGTAAGGATATGCCCCATCATTGTTTCACGGTAAATAAATGAGGTCATCAATGGGTTTGCGCTGTCGTGGATTAAGCGGTAAAGCGGGTATTTCTTCGCCTTTTCCTTGCCTTTAGGCTCCATATTTTTGTAAACAAATCCCGGAAGTGAAGCAAATGTATCACTGAGTAGCCGCACACATGCCCACACCGCAGTTGAGCTAAGCGCCGACTGCTCGTTTACCTGTACGCCGCTATTGCTGTCACGTCCTCCAAAAAAGTCCTTGAGCCATTTTTCGGGGTTTGCAACACCTGAACGTTTTTCAAGCATCCCTGTTAATATCCCCATGTTACTTCACCCCCTTTTTAGGCCATCCTGCATAAATCAGGAATACGCCGGGCATTATCAAGGCTAACGGCTTGTATATAAAGTAAAGCCCTGCTGCCAGCATGATAACGCCAAGAATTATGCTGATATCGGGGAGCCATGATATTAATGGTTTTTGTTTCATATCGATTGTCACCTTCTTTCAGGCAATAAAAAAGAGGCCAGTCCTCCCGAATTAACGGAAGAAACTGGCCTCAATGGACTCTGTGTTTCTTTTTTATTTTATAACCAAACTTGTATATGTCTTGCATCTGCCGCAGAGAATCTTTATCTCTGTTTCATCGTCTGCAATGAATTGAATCTCTGTGCTGCGGCATACAAGGATGTTGCCCTTGATAAGTTGGCCGAACATTTTCCCTTCGCCGCCGCAATCTGGGTTAGCGCATCTTATG